TGTAAGCCAAAAAAAAATCAAACTTCTCAAGAATCTCCCGCTTCTAAGCGAAGCGAAAGCGGGAGAGGGTTCAATATTTCTATTATTGAAAATCTGTATATACGTATGACACCTCCAACTTTTACATATTTGAGTTTGCCTTCTTCACACCAGTTGTAAACTGTCCGAAGGGTAACTGAAAAAAACTTTGCAACTTCTCTGGGTGTTAAAAGACTTTTTGCAGGCAGTTTGTTTATATCCTTCATCTCACCATCCTTTCACCCAAGATGACCGCTTCTTATGAAGCGTGAAAGGCTTTTTAATCGTTTTATTTGCGTTTAAAATTGTTTGATTTTGATTAAAATTCGTTTGATTCTGTTTGATTTCGTTTGATTTTGATTGGATTTCATTGAGTATCCTTTCAATGTTGGGGTTGAGTATGCTGTAGGCTGCTATGTTGTAAACCCACAAGTCAAGAATCTCGTTTCTCGGTCTGATTTTCACATACTCACGATATGGCATCCCACGATTAAACTTTAATATCGCTTTCTCGGCTGTAAGCTGCTTGAAGTATTCCTCATCGCAGGAAAGATTAAAATGCATATAGCCAGCTCCAAATTCCTGAAGCTTGAGCCGAGAGAAGATCATGTCTTTTGCAGTTGATACTCCGATTGTAAAAAGTTTGACTTTTTCCTTGCCTGCGAATCTCGGTCTTGCAACGAGTGGAGAGCCTGGCTGGTTTGACCCTTTGATTGCATATACTCTTCTTGTTTGTCTTGGCTTTATGAATTCATATACTTTCTTTGTCATATATCCCGAGTCAACGCAGGTGCATGTGATTTTCATCAATGCACCGCTTTCATGCTGATATGTCTTCTGCAAAAATCTGTCAAGCTGTTCCCAAGTTTCTTTAAGCATTACATGCCCGAACAAGATTTTATGCTCTATATGCCACGATTCTTCATCTTTACCCCAGCCAATGACAAGGACTTCTATTCTGTCTTCGTGTATGTCAACTCCAGCGGTTAAAACTGCCACCTGTGATGGAACGCATGAGTAATCTTCTCTGCGACGCATGAGTTCTGAATCTTCAATCTGCTCTCCTTCTTCCTCTTCTTCCCAAGTCTCTGCAAGTGCTGTGTTGACAAAGACTTTCATTGTTTCTTTTGACTTCTTTGCCTCTATGTATCTGCTTGCAAGATTTGCAAAGCTCACCCAGGGACTGTATAACTCATTCAGCCAGAAGCCCGCAATTCCTCTTGTCTCTTTCTCTGGTATCCATTTACCAAATCTGAGCATTCTCTGTTTGTCTTTGTCTGTGAGTTCTTTTTTGCAGTTCTCACATATGTAAACAGCATCGGTAGGGTCATCATCTGAGAATTTTAGCTGGCTGAATTTTAGCACTTGATAGTGGTCACAGTAAGGGCATGGGACGAAGTATCTCCGCTTGTCTGATAGCTCGTATTCTTTTTCAACCCTTGACAATCCTTTGAGCGTTGGGGTGCTTACTATGCCAATTTTTCTGTTCCAAAAAGTAGTTGCTCTTTTTTCTGCTAATCTGCAAGGGTCCCCTTCAGCTCCAGCTGATAAAGGAAACCTGTCAACTTCATCCATAAGAACAACTCTTACAGGTCTCATAGCAAGCCCCGCAGCAGAGTTAGCTCCCACCATTGTTATATGCCCGCCCTTAAAAACTTTATGCAGTATCGTGCTGTCTGATGATTTAGCTTTTGGAGAAAAAACTTTATTTTTAAGACATGGGGTGTCTCTTATCATCGTTGAAAGCCTGTCTTTAGACCATGTTTTTACTGCTTCAACTGTTGGATGAACAACTAAAATTGGGCATGGGTCCTGATCTATAAAATACCCAATTACATTAAGCAAGATTTCTGTTTTTCCTATCTGACTTGAAGACATTATAACAACTTTTTCAATTTGAGGATCGCAAAACGCATCCATCATTCCAACTTGATATGGTGCTCTTTCGTTATACCATCTGCCTGGTTCAGCAGAGCTTTCTGGGCTTAATCTTCTCTCTGTTGATGCCCATTCAGATATTAGAAGCTTTGATGGTGGCTTTGCTGTGTTTAATATGCTTTTTATTGCTTCTCTTATTGTTTGAATATCCTGGCTCTGTTTCAGTTATTTCCTCCAATACTTCAAAAATAAATTTTTCAAGCGTTTCTTTGGTCTCTGCTATTGTTTTAGCTCCATGTAGAATAGGGCTTGCCTTTGTTGGGATAGCAAGTAGCTTTTGTCTTATCTGCTGAATTACACTCCCCCACATTTTCATTGCAGTTTCTACATGAATTAATTCCCCACGCTCTTTCTGTAACTGCAACTCTTTTCTATCTGCCTGTATCTTTGTCAGTCTGGCTCTTTCATCAGTAAGCGTTAGACTCCCTTGCCCTTGCAACAGCTTGCGATAGTAATCAAGTAACGCTCTTGTGGCTTTTGCTACATCAATCTCGCCTTTTACTACTGGTGGTAATATTCCTTCGCTTGCAAGCTGCCTGTATCTGCGTGGTGTGATGCCAAAAAGATTTTTACAAATGTCATCAAGTTTTACAGTTGCCATATTTCAGTCATACCATTGCGAATAACTTTATTATTGCCTGTATATTTGCAGTATCTTGTTACTATGACATCGCAATAGTGGGGTTCAATTTCAATGCCATAGCAAATGCGGTTTATTTTCTCGCAAGCAATAAGAGTAGAACCAGAGCCGAGAAAAAAGTCAATTATAATATCGTTTGGTAGCGATGAATTTAAAATTGCATTCTCTATTAATTCAACAGGTTTCATTGTGGGGTGTAACTCCGATTTTAGCGGCTTATCAATTTCCCATGTTGAAAACTTATGTTTCCCATTCCCATAAAATTTATGAGTTTTTACCCATCCATAAAGTATAGGTTCATGCTTGTAGTTATAATCAACTCTCCCCAAAACATGATTATTTTTTACCCAAATAAGCATATGACGCAATGTAAGACCTGCCTTTTGCATCATCGCCATCATCATAAAAAGTAATTCTCCACCTTGCGGAGCAGTAATATAATAACTTGATTTATCCGCAAGCACTTCTTTTATATTGCAAAAAGCTGGGTAAATAATATTATTGGCAAGTGATTCTATCGGTTCATGGTCGCCTTCTATTGGTGTTTTAATGCAATTCCCTCTGCAAATCGCATTGAGATATTTATTCTTATCGGCATAACTAATTCCATATGGTGGGTCAGTAAAAAGCATATCTGCTTTTTTACCATCCATGAGTTTTTCAACATCTTCCTTTTTAGTTGCATCGCCGCATAATATCCTATGTTTGTCGCCGAGTATATACAAATCGCCTCGCTTTGTTAATGGCTCTGGTAAATTAACTTCAGGGACTTCATCGTCATCAATCTTGCCTTCATTTAAAACTCTTGCAAATAATTCGTTTAACTCTTTATCTGAAAACCCAATTAAATCTTTGTCAAAATCCTCTTGCTCCATTAACTCTTTAATTACTTGAGCCAATATTTCACTATCCCATTCACCGCCATGTTTGTTCGCGGCTCTATTTGCCTGTTTTTCTTTTTTTATATCCCAATCAACTTCTCTGTAAGCATACTTCTCCCCATTTATCGTTATAAAGCCCTCTGCAATTGTTCCTGTGCGTGTCGGCTCTTTTAATTCATGTTTTTCAATAACCGCATCTTGAGGTATGCATTTAACCCTTTGATGACCTCCAACTAAATTGCCTGTTCTTCTGTTATAAACAATGCCAGATAAATCCCCAAATTCTAATAATGACTTTTTGAGCATCTTTAACTGCTCATCAGATATTTTTCTTGGGTTATAATTTGCTGGTTTTAAATCTTTTACCTTCATTTTACTCCCCTATAATTTGAATTGAAACATTCAAAAAATGCTCTGTGCCTGAAAAAATCCTGCGGCTTTGCCCGCCGCATCGGGCATCTCCGAGGAAGGACCCGCCTTTTAGGTATATCTGACCCCTATTTTTCATAATACACCCTGACCTTTGTTTGAGGGCATTCGCCATAATCCTT